CAGGTGGTTGAAATACCACTCAATACTGTCAATTTCTGACAGCATCCAGGTCCGAACTATCGGACCAAACTAGCAAAGACCGTGGTTATTATATCCACGGCCCGTAGCTAGGCCACTGAAATGACTCACCCCGTTTGTTAAATTTCCAGCGAGTGTAAATCGCCAGATCGGAGGTGATGTCATCAAGCTCTACAGGGCCCTCTCCAAACCTGTGAAGGTTATGGAGAGATTTCAAGAGCATCCCTTGCCCACCCAGACCAGTAATACGTTGTTCGGCCTGAATGGACGAGTAGATGTACCCTTGTCGACTACCTTTTGCTTTAGCTGGAACAGCTTCATCCCAGTCAGCAATAAGCCCACCATCCCCATACCCATCGGGTATACGGATTTTCCTCCAAAATGAAGGAAGGGTGGACACGGCCTGATCGTAGACACTACGATACCGTGAGTCGAGACCCCAACTCATCCGCGACATGCGGCGGAGCTGGTTCGCAAACCAGTAGACACGAGGAATTGTGTCAATTGGATAACGAATGTAGAGCGGCGTTACGTCGGTGCCCGCAAAGTAGTGTTTACCACACGACTCGCGGAATTGCGACACTGCATGGGTCTTCTTCGAATTCAACTCGAAACCGAAGAAGTTAAGAACCTCTGCAAGTGCCGGAACTAGTTCTGTGGCGATAATAATATCATCACCATAGACTAACAGCCGACGATCCGTGTCCTTATGGGATAGTAAATCGATAACCGCCGAAGCGAGAGACCAGAAAATCGCGGTCTCCAGCTCAAACGTGTTACCATTACCCATTGAGGACACCTTCCGGAGTAATATCTCTTTACCGGAAGGAAGAACTGTAACCGGTGAACGACAGAGCTCAATTGCCGTCATCAGTTCAACAGGGAGTAGTACACGACAGACATCCAGATGGATACTGTCTGATGCACTGCTTAGGTCGACGGTTGCTAATCGACCGGTCACACTACCCTCGAGGGCCAGAAGCTGATTTCGCTCCTGCGCATCCTTAAGAAGTAGACCCCTGCGCCTTAGCCGACGGCGGATGAATGCACCGACGCCCTTCTGAACATACATGTTCAGATCGGGCTCCTTTGCAATCACCCTATCGGTTTTGGCATTCTTCGGAACAGTGGTTATCTGACTGCCAGCAACAATCATGGGAGTAAACCCCCAAGTTGGATGGGCGCGTTTTAATGCGTCTGCCAGGTCAGCCAGATTGTACGACATTTGGGGTCTTTCTGCCCCAAACTTGAAAGAGGCATCACCTCTTCTCCGCGACAAAGATGTCGTGGATCCCGGGCCGAACGCGAAAGAAGCGTGCGCCTCATCCCAGCTGAAACCCTTAAACAACCCGGCTAATTTATTACGGGCCGTCGTTTCGACGGCACGCATCGTGGTGGTTTGGATACCATTCACGATGACCGGATTGTCTCTAAGAGACAGCTGAGCGAGACGTGCTTCTACCTCAGAGAACTTCTGCAGGGCTACAGCTTTTCGATCTATGCC